GGGGCTGGTCCTTACGGTAGTACCGGGCGCTAGCGCCCCAGGGGAGGGGTTTTTCCCAGGCCTGTTATATGGTCAAATGGGTGTGGTATGCTGTCATAGTAGTAGCACCAAGGCGTTGATCCCTTTGCGCCGACGTCCTAGCTGCGGGGCCGTGCAGATCCACGTATGCAGCAGTCGCTTTCGCGGCGGGGCTTTTGTCTGGATTAGCCTGAGTGAGCTCGAATCAGGCCGTGCGCACGACACCTGGCAACACGTTAACTGTGCCCAGTCCGGCTCCGGGCGGCCGTTATTAGCCCTTCCTAAATTACGATGACACAACCGCTGTTGACAAGAGTTATCCTCCTGCTTGTCTTTGTTGGTTGTGCTGGTGATGGTGTTCATCGCCTTTACGGCAGGTGGCCCATCCCTTCCCTTGGTGGCTTCCAAGCCGCTTTCTACTCACGTCTTTTGTCCTTGGCTGGCGCGCTCGTGCCGTCTCGCGACGCGGTCCTCATGGGATTGGGTGTAAGTTCCACACAGGAGTTAGAGTCTAACCAACTCGGCCTTAGGGCTTTCCTCGCTAATGCGGCTGTGTGGGGTGAAGGGCGCCCGTCCTTTGTTTGGGGTTTTCCGTTGTTTGTGAGGCGGGTTCTTGCGTGGGAGTTGGTCAGGGATTTGGGATTTGTGGGTAGGGTGCGTGCTTGGGTTACGGGCTTCTGGGTGGATGTGGATGTGTTTTCTGTGCGGTTTGGGTTGTGGGCGCCTGATCTGGTGCATCCACGGGACTTTGCGGGGCCTTTTGTCCGCCGCGCTCTGTTCTACCGATCCATGGTGGCTGGGTCGGTGGTCCTAGCGATAGCCATCGCCGCGTGTCGCCTCGGTATTGTGGTATTCCGGGGTGTACTAGAGTTTTTTAGGTCAGGGCTTGGGATGCTTTGGCCGACCACACCGGTGCTGAAACCGCTAGGCACCGCGAAACGCAGCTCTTTTGAACTTATTGGTATCACCCGTTACCATGGGTTCTTGCGGCATCGTGAAGGGGATTATGTCCCCATCACCAGCTCCCTTGCCCAGGGGAGGCTGAGGCGTCGAGCACGTTGGGTACGTGTTCTCGAATCGGCGTTAGGCGGTAGGAGAGGCGTCGTGGCGACGTTTTTGCGAGGGCGGTGGACACCAGACCTCCCCTCGCAGGATCGGGACCCGATAGTCAACTATGTGCTTGGCTCCGTGCAGAGCGACGTTAGAGTCCTTGGTGGCGGACTCGTTACGGGGAAGGTCGGAGACGAGACCAAACCGGTTGTGTACCTGGTTGTTGACACACCGGAACAAGGCCCGGCGCTTTTTGTGCCGGAGATGGTCGGCCGACTGAGGCAGTACTCGCTGTACAGGCAGCGGGACCAACAGCTTCTTGGTGCGCTTCGGACGCGTGCTGTGGAGTGGTGCCGAGACCTCGACCTGGGCCCTGTTGTGAGCGACTTGTTCGTTTGCGACTCTGTGGCCTGGGCGTACGCGGTAAGCACCCACGAAGACCTAGCCAGTCATCGTGTGTTGTCGTGCCAATCCAAGCTACCCTTCCACACGGCCCCCGTCTAGGGGGGCCCCGTCGATTTCGCGGGCATCTGTTGGGGCGACGTTTCCGGCGAGCCTCGGCACGATGGTTGGTCCCTGGACCTGTCGCGTGTTGATTGGGGCAGTGAAAACTGCTGTGATGGTCGTAGGTCGATGCGCGGTTGTTGGGCCTCGGGTTTGCCTGGTACGTGGCGACCTTCGGTCCACTCCCAGTGCCCCCACAATGAGGTTGCTGCCTTGCTGCGGCGGTCTCTAGCCCCCCTTCCTGTCCGGAGTCGAGAAGGACTTGGCACTGAGGTTTTGGCTGTCTTCGGAGAGCTGAGACGTCTTAGCCGACTCTATGCGGATAGTAGCTGGGGTTACCTGCAAACGGCGGAGAGTTATAAAGGAAGACTTCGTCGTCGGTATTTGGAGGCGGAGCGGTCGTTGAGGGTCGATGGTCCCGTGCAGCCAAGGGACTGGTACCTTAGGCCGTTTCTGAAGGCCGAGAAGTTTAATGCTGTTGCTAAGGTGGCCAAGCCTAGGTTGATCTTTCCCAGGTCTCCCAGGTACAACCTAGCACTGGCGTCTCGGCTGAAACCATACGAGCACTGGTTGTGGGGGAGGTTACGTGCTCGGGTGTTCTCCACCGGTGGTGTTGGCAGGATTGTGGCTAAGGGGTTGAGTCCGGTGAGGCGGGCCAACCTGATTAAGAGGAAGATGGACGCTCTGGATGACTGCGTCGTCTGCGAGGTGGATGGTAAGCAGTTCGAGGCTCATGTGAATGAGCACCAGCTGAAGGAGGAGCATGGGGTGTATGCATCGGCGTTCCCTGGGGACAAGGGGCTACGATACCTACTCCATGCCCAGCTGGCCCTCCGGGGCCGTCTGGAATGTGGCGCGAAGTTTTCGCGTGTTGGGGGCAGGGCCAGTGGGGATTTCAACACGGGCATGGGCAATTCGTTGATCATGCTCGCCTGCGTCATCGGGGCATTGCGGACCTTTGGGGTTCCGTTCGATCTGCTCGTTGACGGAGATAATGCGTTGTTGTTCCTACGGGGTCGTGACTCCGCACGGGTGTTGAAGGACTTTGAGCTGCGGATCTTCGGGATGTCTGGTCACGAGGTCACACTCGAACGCCCCACCCGCGTGCTTGAGGAAGTGCGGTTTGGGCGGTCTGCTGTTGTGCTCACGTCTGCCGGGTTGACCATGGTACGGGAGTGGACTTCGGTTCTCTCTGGTGCCCTGTGTTCGCATCGGTGGTTGCGGGAACCTAGGTTTGCTGCTGAGTGGGTGCGGGGCGTGGCTGCCTGCGAGCTTTCGCTGGCCAGGGGGGTGCCCGTGCTTCAGGCATGGGCCTCCAGCCTACAAAGACGATGGGGTGGTCCGGAAGGTGTGCGACTTCATCCGCATGCTGACCTCCTCTATCAGGGTGCTTGGGCCGCAGGGCCGGGTGATCTGCTAGGGATCGATCGGGGGGCCCGACTCAGTTTTGAGAGGGCGTTCGGCGTTAGTCCTGAGCTGCAAGAGAAGTGGGAGGAGGTGTTTGCCACCGGAGGGTACCTGGATTTTGATCTGGGCCGGTGGCTGCGCGTCTGTCCCCCCTCGTTTGAGCAGTTTGGGCTACCCCCCGGGTTCGTCGAGCCTTACGCAGACGCGTGTCGATACGCGCCCCTTGCCTAACCGGCCGGGGTTTCGGGGACGAAGGGACCCTCGCGAGCAGGCCCGGTAGCTGCGGCTGTCGGTGTTCCTTGGCGCGATTCCCACAGGGGTGCTGGGCCGGGAGAATTGCCCGGGAGACACCCCCGGATCTCCGGGGCTTGGGGTTAGCGTGTAGCGGCGTCGCCAGTCGCTTACCAACTACGTGGCGTTACGGGCGGGATTGCAACCCGGCCGCGGACGAATGCTCGGGCTGAAGGGACCCGGGCGGGGAGCCAGGACACTCATCCGAAGGAAGGCGAGAGCCAACCTGAGCCTGCTGGTGACAACCGCCAATTCCCGGACCCAGGGGTCGGGTCGCTGCAAGTACGTTTCGACGGGGCCGTGGCGACCGCAGAGGTGGTGTACTCTAAAC